GATTAAGTCCAGAAAGAATAGAGGTAATTATTTCGGGTGTCTTGCAAGAGATGCCCGAAACTATTTCTATGCCTGAGATGCGTAATTTGGTAGTCGAACTTTTGTTTGGCTTAGGTTTACATCCGAATGATTTGCCGTTTTTCATGATGATGGTTGTTGATGCTTACATGGGTGATAGGTCTATTGATCGGGCGGCAGAAAAGTGATATAACACGAATAATTTCCTTTTGGAGACATAACTCATGAGTTCATTTGCGCGTATAAATCCTGAGACAGGTCTTGCTGAGATTTTTGGTGGTTATAGCCGTACTGATGGCCTTCTTGGTCGTGGCCCCATAGAGCAAGGGGATGATATTATGCGTCCTGTTCCTAGCACTGGTCCCGCTTCTGGTTCTCGTGAAGAATTTGATATGCTCAAAGCAGAGAACCCGAACGATCCTCGTTACGCTGGTGAGTATCAAGAGCCTCAAGCGTTACCTACTATGGAAGAGATTAACTTCGCTGGTAACAACCCGAACGATCCTCGTTCGTTTAATTACAGCGAACAGGACAAATCTATAGAAAACCTTCAAAGGGGAATTGGTGGTGGTTACCCGACAGGGATGGGTTTGTTTGGTGGTTTACCTCAAATACCACAATCGCAACCGCAGGGAATTATGTCTTCATTGCAACCACAATCAACTAGCCCTTTTGGTTCTGGTGGTATGCCTGCTCAGGGTTATAGGATGCCGTTGCCTAGTTACCAGCCGTACCAAAGCCCGTATCAGCAAGCCATGCCCTATCCTCAGCAATATGGTGGTTATGGTATGATGCAAAGCCAAGGCGGATATGGAACCTATCAAGGTATTCCAAATCCTTATCAGCCTCAAAATTTATTTTAAGGGAAGATTGTAACGCTTTTCAGTTTTACGAATACAGTCTTCGCTTTTTTCCATTATTTTTGCTATTTGCCAGCGCTTTAGACCAAGGCACATCATTTCGTTTATTTTTTTAGCTTGCTTAGTTAGCTCTTTTTTGGGGAGCTTATTCATAGCGCCAAACCTTGCCGCGTCTTCAGAGCTAAATTTTTTAACTATTGGTGCTTTAAGTTTTGGGTTATCAATTCTATCTTGTTGAACTTGTTTTTTAAACTTCCAAGCATAGGTTTCTTCGTAAAGTGAAATCATATGTTTACTCCCGCTTTTCTCATTTCTTGAACGAAATCGTTTAGCTGGTCACGCGCCACCCAAAGATCATTTTTTGCGTTTGGGTGAACGTCACTGCGGTCTTCTTCTTGTAACCTGTCAACCTGTTGTTTCAGGTATTTTAATTCACTCTCCTGAAACTGGTTTAACTTCTTGTTTTCCATTGCTCTCCTCCTCTATATATAATGGTATATATACCATATACTCCCACTTCATGTCAAATGTTATCGCGTCCTGTTTGACGTTCATATTCGCCACGAGAGAATGGACCATCCATAGTTCCAAGCCATTTTTCTGGGCCGCCAAGAGACAGCGCATATTTACGGATCAGTCCCATTTTCAGCGCGTCTTTAATTGAGTTATTTATGGTTCCTTTTTCTCCAGCATTTTTAAGAACAATAACGCATGGCTCAATTTCTTGCGATTCGTGAACCGCTGTATACAAGCCATCAACACCACCACCTTGGCTTACAGCACGACCATCATTCTCTCTAATACGAACGAAATCAACAATATGTTTTACACGATCACGCACTGTTGGAGACATAGCCAGAGATCGAATATCTACAGAACGATCTTCCAGCAATCCCGTTTCAGGATTACGAATAAAGTGTCTTATTTCACGATTAGCTGGCCCGTTTGATTTAACAACAGCCCCATCGAAAACGCCGTTTCTTGTGTATTCTATATCTAAATCTTTACACCTTTCCTTGCCTGTTCCTTCGTCAACAGACCAGACTGCAAACGCAGAGCGCACGCCATCGACAATAGCAGATGTACCACGAATGAGGTTACGCGCTTGTTCTGGGGTTGTGACAGGATCATTGTCTCTAATCTTAGCCATGTGGTGATTAACCATGACTGTAGCCCCTGTTTCTGTTGCCATCTGTGCTAATAGGCTCATAAACGCGGCACCCGCCGCTGGATCAGCGTTAACATCAGCGTGAACAAACGATGCCATAGGATCAATAACGATCAGCTTTAGGGTATCCATTTCCAACATTTGGTCATAGATGCGAGAGAACTCTTCGCCCATTAGATACGAGTTGTCGAACTTCTGCATAATTGGAAACACACCGCCAAGGTTTGGAAGTGGTAGCACGCGCAATTTGTGTTCATAATGTTCGCGGTATTTACTAGGATCAAGCCTAGAGATACGCCTGTGCATTTCGTCTTTATCGTCTTCCGCAGTGATTAGGATTACGTCACCATGCTCTGCGACCAGACCGCCAAATGCGCTTTGCATTGTTGCCCCTGACGCTACCTTCATGGCTAGATCAAGTGTCATCATGCCTTTACCACTGTCACCAGCCGCCGCAAAGACACATGGCACGCCAAGAGGTATTGTATCGCCAATAAGAAAGTTTTGCTCAGGTGCAGAGCCAACAAAGTATTCGTTAATTAATAGGCTATTATCTATTAGGCTAATTGGCTTTTTGATCTTGCTTGCATTAGTCTTCAACATCTTTTCTATGTTAAAGTCTTCTTCTATTGCATCAGCCGCGTCCCACTTTTCTTCTTTAGTAGAGGGTATTTTAAGCATCATGGTGGACTTAGCACCCGCTGCTTTCGCTTGAGCTTCGACAATACGCGCCAGCTTTTTGCCAGCATCATCATTATCAGGCCATAAGATTACGTCTTTGTTACGCAGATGCGAGAAGTCGAACTTGCTTGCAGTATTCTCAGACAGCATCCCTGCACCACCTATTGTGCAAGTTGCGGTATAGCCCAGCGCGTTTAAAGCATCAGCGCATTTCTCGCCTTCAACCCATATAATTTTGTTGGCCTCTAAAATGTTCGGGATATTATACAGAGGTCTTGGCTCAGGAACACCTTGCCGACCATTCATGAATTGACGAAATTGTTTCTTAGGTTTTCCAGAGTTGTCCCGAACAATTCCTCCACTTGCGTCCCGGTCATAGTATTTACGAACCGATACTATTATTGCGCCATCTGCGTCTGTATAGTTATATTCTTCCTCAAAAGGTGTGCTTGGGTTAATAGATGTTTTTTGTTCGGGTTGTAGAGTTACAACTTGTGGTGGAGTTTCTTTGTTCGGCTTAACAACATTTTCAGGTGGGGCAACGTAATCTGAGGGCATATAATCTTTAAAGTATTCTATTGACTCAGCGAGAGAATATCCTCGCCCTTCTTTGAAGACTTTACATATACCACCGATACCATCACCAGACTCAAAGTCTTTGCCTGTCATAAACCAAGGACTGCTAATATCAATATTTATCCGCAGAGACTTACCAGCTTCACCATTTAGGGAGCCAATAAAAAATTCTTTGCCGCGTTGCACCCCTTCTGGGTATGTTTCGAGTAGTGCGCTTAATTGGACACTACGAGGAACTTCCCTTGAAATACGCTCTGCAACTTCACTTGTTGTCTTGCCAAACCTTAAAACATTCATTATCTTGCCCCTATACCCAACCTGACTACTAAATGTGGGGTGCCGCCGACCAAGCGCACCTCACATTAATTACGCTTTCCAACAAGTTTGTCTAAATTCACAAAACTTGCATAGGAAGAAATCTTTACTCTGAGCGATACGAGGTAGAATGTCACCAGCTTTTGATGCAGTCAATATGTTTACCGCCCTGTCACTCGCTTTTTGAGCGAGATTATTATCATACGGAACAAGCTCGTAATAAACTTCAGAAGTGTTTTTATTAACCACAGTGAACAATGCAGGGTTTTCATTAAGCTCCATATAGGTCTGATATAGAGCAATCTGAGTTGCATATACTGGGTTAGCTTTTGCAACGCCGTGGCGAACAAAGCCTTTAAACTTATTGTCGTTAGCTGACTTGCACTCCCATAGGCTAGGATAATCCATAGCGACAGGACCATCACAAACAACACCATCTATGTGTCCTTTGATCTCGCCATCAGCTATTGAGAATCCAAACTGTTCACCGCCCTTATCTTCTGTGCGCAGATCAAAACCAGCGTCCCTGAGCCACTTAGCGGCGTAGTCTTCAATCTCATGCCCAAACTGAAAGATACGCAACGTGCGTGCCGTAAATGCTTTGTCAGGGTCTATAGCGTAGTTCAGGTAACGATACTGTATTTTTCTCTGACACTCATCACCGATGCTTGAAGCGCCGATGTATTTTCTGCGCTCCCTTTTTGTCTCGTTAGAAACGATAGCTTTATCTACAGCTTCCTTGATACTGTCTGCTACCGGATCAACCCTAGAACGGGATTGAAGTAGAGGGCCAAGTGCCTGTTGACTTAAAGTAGGTGTCTTCGAGTGTTCCAATGTCAATCTCCGCTGCTAGACGTTTAGATTCCTGTATTCCAAATATAAGTGTTTGCACTTGTTCTTCTGTAAGATCAGAGAACTTTGTGTCCCAACCAAACTTTCCAAGTATAAACGCCAATTCTTTCATGGGCATTGGTGCCGTATCAACTTCGCTCAATGTACTGTCTCCTCGTTAAAATAAAATTACTTGCTCGAAAGCTCTCCACTACACGCAAGATAACCAGCACCATCCACAAAATTATCAATGTTTTTGGGGTTCGATCTGACACGAGCAATTTTTAGAAGTGCCATCATTACCCCAACATCTGTAACGCTGATGTAAGAACCTTCTAAATAGCAATTCCACAAATCAGCTATCTTATCGAAATTTTCTTCTAAATCGCCGTGTTCGTTATGGCGATCTTTGATTACATACTGCTTTGCCGTATCTAATATTTCACCTCTATTCATGATCTTCTCCCTTTAGTTTCTTCCATTGCCCTGAAATTACCTTATCAATTTTTTCACTATTAAAATAGTACCCTAAGCAACAAGCCGCTTTATACTTCGTCCAAGAGAAATCCATCGCGTTAATTTCTACGTTATATCTACGCAATAAATCTTTTTGCTTATCTGTTGCCGCTTCGTTTAACCAGCGCTTTGACTTGTTCGCCGCATTGCTGTCTTCGACCTCACGCAAGAAATCATCTCCAGCCGCCATTGCCTGCACCTTCTCGCCAATGGAGACTATTCTAGGACGCCCGTGTTGGGCCTTTACAATAGCTATCCAGTATTTTCCAACACTGCCTACCAGAGCGAAGCCACTGAAGCCTGTAGCCATCATAGCTGTTCCCTGACCAAACGGATCAATCCACATAAATGGAGACATTTGCATGAGATCGTATTCGGTCATTTCAAAGTTTTCTAATGCGTCTTTTACCTTACGCTCAAACTCATGCTCACAGATTGGACAGATGCGTGTGTTCGATGCCACTTCGCTTTCACACTCTGGACATATCTTAGTGGGCGCTTCTCCGCCTACAGACCTATCTGACCCATCTAGGTTCGCTGAATCATCTAAACCGCCATGAGTGATTATTGATGTGCCGAAGTCCATGACAACGCAGTCAGTCTTTATAATGTCTGGGTATATCTCAGGATCAAGTATGCGCAGACCGCGACCAATCATTTGCACCATTGTACCCTTTTGAGAACATGGGCGCGTTAGAATGATGCAAGATACGGGTGGAGCATCGAAGCCTTCTGTCAGGACTGCCACGTTGACGATAACTTGCAGATCACCAAACTCAAGATTGTTAAGCATATCTGCACGTTCTATTTTGTCTGTCTCACCTGTTACATAATCGGCTCTTACGCCTGCCACAACAAATGCGGCACAAACGTGTTCCGCGTGTGCTACAGTTGAGCAGAACACAACAGTCTTGCGATCCATTGCCTTCTCTCTCCACTCAGAGACAATACGATCATTAATGACTTGGCGATCCATGATAGCCGCCACTTCTTCCATATCGTATTCTTTGCCGCGCTTTGTAACTTGGTCTAGTTGTTCACCCACCCCAAGATCAATGACGTAGCTTTTAGGGCGTACTAGAAAGCCTTCACGAATCAGTGTGGCTAATTCAATCTGATGTGCGCAGTTGTTGAATACAGAGCGTAAGCCTTTACCATCGCCACGATTGGGCGTTGCTGTAAAACCTACGATCTCAGCTTTATCGTTATCCTCACGCACTGCATCAATTACTTTTGTGTAAGTAGGAGCCGCTGCATGGTGGCCCTCGTCAATCACAACCATGTCGAACTTAGGGCGATTCCGTAGGTTCCTGTCGCGTGACATTGTTTGAATCATTGAGAACACGGCATCACCGTCCCAATGCTTAACTGTCCCGTTAACAATGCTTGTCGTGATGTAAGGGTTTATCCGTTCAAACTTTTCTTTGTTTTGATTAACAAGTTCGTCACGATGCTGAACAATTAAAATTCTTTTGCCCTTCTTGTGACGTTCGCCAACAAGGGCAGAAAGCATGATTGTTTTGCCAGCGCCCGTTGGAGCGACAATGAGAGTATTTTTGTGCTTATCTAACGCCGTACAAGCATCAGAGACAGCAACCTCTTGATAAGGTCTTAATAACATAATTACACCTATTTGCTAGAATAGTTGGGGGGTTAGCGGCCTCGCCCCCCCTGTGCGAGTTCTAGCAGGCGCGGAATGGCCCTGCCGCTAGATTACTTTTGCGCCCAAGAAGGAACTGCACCGCTAGGTTGTGCAGGAGCTTGTGGTGCAGATGCCTGTGCGGGTATTGTAGTTTGTTGCATAGGAACACTGCCTTGAGGCAAATAATCTTTATTGTCAGGCGTTAACGCTACCATTAGCTGATTGCTATCCTTGTAGCCGTTTGTACCTTTCTTGACGCCAACTTTTGCACAAATCTCCATGCCATTCAAGTCCATCATACCTGAGATGTTTCGGTTTTGTTGTGCTTGTGGAGACATATCCGCAGGACTAATACCCCTTCCGCTTTCGACAACGGACTTCAATGTACGAAGACCAATCTCTTTAGCTTGTGGCATACCGCTTGGCCCCATCTTATCACCATCGACAAAGACGCTGTGCCAAAACTTACGGCGATCATATTGACCACCAATGATAGTGAACTCTAGGTTCATCCACTTAGCCGCTGTTGACGCTGACCTCTTAAACCATTGGCCTTGACCAAACTCAGGGATTTCTATGTCTCCCTGCTGGACAAGAACAACAGCACGAACAACAGTACCATTTGGTATGATAGAGAATTCTTGACTTGGTGCATTTTCGTCCTGTGGGACGTTGTTAAAATTAAGCATTATACTTCTCCTTCGCTAGAATTTTGAGTTGTTGGATCGACAAAGATTAATTCTTCATCTGTTTTGTTTGAACCACTTTCCATCTTTTCCATTAACTTTCCAAGATGTGGCTCTTCGATTGTGTCAAGCCTACCAGAGCGATCTTTTGCTGGATAGCCCCACTCGTTTAGAGGCTGACACACAAATGCACGATATTGGCCGTGATCACCTGTTAGTATTGCCATAGTAATTACTTCATCAACAATACCGGGCAATTCGCGCCCTGTCTTGCTGCCTTCGATTTGCAAGCTGTATTGCTTGCGTCCGTACTCGTCAGTGATTTCGTCAAGAATACCCACGAAGATCACGTTCTTAGAACGAATGTGCTGAATGTGCGTTAGCCATGACATCATCTCACGACCATGCAATCCATAAGCAGCGCGAGTGTCTAGCTTGCCAGAACGCTCAGAGCGCACTTCTGGCTGCTGTAAGCACCACTGAAAGCACAAACGCCCTGCTACAGTAATTGAGTCCACGAACAGAGTGTCGTACTTTTGCCAAAGCTCTGCGCCATCCCCATAAATCTGCGCTACATAGTTGTAGTGCGATTCGCTGTAAGGCTGATCTTCAGCCAGAGATGGGTTTGCTCCCCCCAAGAAGCAGGCAAGATCACGACACTCTGCCCATGTACGAGGACGAACGACATCAATAGGATGCCCTTCGATAGCTGCATCACCTGCTTCTAAGTCCATAAACAAAGTTGTAGGTGCATTAAGAGTACGAGCGAGTGTGGTTTTACCCACACCGCTTGCACCACATACCACGATCTTGTGGCCTTTTTTCTCAGCCATACGCTGATCGGCTGTTATAATTTGTAGTGCCATTTTATGTCTCCAGTTCTACTTTGAAGCTACCAATTTCTGTGGTGCGGCAATCTTCTAACATCCGCTTTATTGCAGGAGGTGCGGCTGTGAACTTACGTTCCTCAACAGCAAAGGTAAGCTTGCCGTAATGCCTTGCGTCCTCCTCAGACAGTTTAGAC